GTTTCCCAGTCACGATCACAGGGTGGGGTACTTCGCAAGTAACTACGACAACGGTGCGCTGGTTAACTTCTCAGCAGCAGCACTGGATGACACGTTCTTTGACTGGAACAACGTCGCAGGTGCTACACCTACGGATGCTAAAGCATTCATCGACTTTGCATACGAGTATCCAGAGACTATGATTGGTGCAATCCAGATGCCGTATGTTCACTCGTTCTTCTTGAGTGGTATGCGCTCAACAGCACCAACAATCCCTCAAGGGCCAACGTACCACACTGAAATGGCTAACGTACACTTCCATCGTGTAGAGGCTCTGATGTCACCTGCTATGGCAGTGACCAGTTTCCACAGAGTGGATGAGCTAATCACTACGGGTATGCAGGTGGCAGCTTTCCACAGAGTGGATGAGCTAATCACTACAGGTATGCAGGTGGTGTCTTTCCACAGGGAAGATGTACTACGTGTGGAGAATGTGACTGTAGTTAATGGGGATGCTGAGACTGGTGACTCCTTCGGTTGGACTGTGACTAAGGGCACGCTGGGTGTTAGGACCACCAACCCGACAGCACATCAAGGCACTTACTACTTCTATGCTGGAACTGACGCTGAGTGCGACTATAACCAAATCATAGACTTAGTAGCAGGAGGTTACATTGGTGTGAACGAAGCCAGCACTAATAACATTCTCGCAGAACTGCTATGGTACGACCATTCAGCGAGTTCAGCAGACACACTGGTGGTGTCTCTACAGGCACTAGATGCCACTGATGCTGTGTTAGCTACACTTGCAACTGATGAGTATTCCCCATCCGAGAATAATTGGCATCAACGTAAGTTGGAGCTACTATTACCACCATTAACACAGAAGGTTAACTTGAAGTTTGAGACTACTAAACAGAGTGGCGCTAACAACGATGCGTATGTAGATTCAATCTCATTGAACCTTAAAGTCTTAACTAACTAGGAGATAGCATGGCTATTTTAGATTTCAACACAGGCATACAGATGGGCCTTTACGGTGACACTGCCGCTGTCGATGGCAAGGGTGTCCTCACCAAGTCACGCATCGGTCATCATGTACTGGAAGGCTTTGTAGTAGACAGGGTAAACCATCGTGACGAAGTGGCGGTACTTAAATGGACTGACCGCAATGAAGTGTGGATTTCATGGTACATGTGGCAACCAGAAAAAGACCCACATCCATCACGTGATGAGCGTCCAGTAATCACGCTCAGTGGTACAGACTCCAATGGGGATTTAGTACAGTGGGGCGTGATAGATGGGCTGATTGAGGATTCAGGTAGACAGGCACGTGTGAGTTTATACCCAGCGGGTGTAGACAACTCCTCAACTACAGGCTTTACAGACATCATCACGGGTATTGACCTGATGCCTGCTAATGCTGTACGAAGCCGTGTGGACCTACACGTTAAGTTAGATAACGTAAATGGAGAGGTGCAGGTGTATATCAATCAAGCACTCGTCGGTGAGTTCCTTGGCGATACCATTCTAAACCCTGACCTCACTACAGTGAACAAGGCACACTTCGGGATGCTGGGCAACTACCGCAATGGTCTAGTTGACTACGACAATGACTGTACGTTCAGTGCAGCCTTCGCCGCAGACGAGGACACTGTACCTATCACTATGGTGCAGAGTGCTATCACTGGTAATGGTACAGAGCAAGATATGATAGGTGACTACACAGACATCAACCTATTAGGTGACTGGGATGATGCCACAAATATTAGGTCAGATGCCACGGAACAGACATCAACATTCGATAAGGATGCTGTGCCTATACAGTACCAGTCTGGGTACGACTTAATAGCTGTAGGGGTTAATACACGCTCGGCAGTGGGCGACGCACAGACGATAAACAACATCTCCCACGTAATTGACGATGGGCTAAATACCGTGGAGGGTCCATTGATTGCACTAGATGACTTGTTCCAGCCACGTAAGACAATCTACCACACAGCAGCCGATGGAGGTGCTTGGACAGCCAGCAAGCTAGACTCAACTCAAATCGGGGTGAGAAGTAAAGCATGATTCCATCGAACTTCCACAGTGCATTACTTAGTGTGTCCTTTGACTGGTCATTGGATGCACGCACTGGCAAGATTACCCGCACTCAGGAAGCGTACAAGTATGAGCCTCGCCGCTTGTCTCAGGGCAGTGGTGAGCAAGACTACCCATACGAGGTGGTCGATACCAAGCTCCGCATTCGTGGGGCTGGTCGTGCTATGCGTATCCGCTATGAGTCATCGGAAGGTAAAGACCTACGGCTATTAGGTTACTCCCTAATCGGCCTAAGCATGGGAGATACGGAGGCTAGTAAATAATGCCTAAGCTAACCCTATTAGAAATGGTGGCACACGTAGCTGATAAGATTAGCTCCGATGAAGTGACCACATTAGCGACAGACTCAGTCGAGGTTGAGGAGATTACCAAGCTGGTGCTTGAGGTGTTGGAAGACATCATCTACCGCAACGAGTGGGAGTTCCTACGTGACCGTCCAATGCAGTTGGAGGCAGGTACTAACGAGCTTGAACTCACCATCCCGACTAACGTGAAGAAGGTACAGACAGTGCGCTACCGCTTCGTGGACGCTGGCATTCAGTCAGGCTTCCGCACGCTAAGCTACATGCACCCAGATGACTTCATCACCCGTCTACAGAACAACCGTCCAACAGAGCCAGACACGGCTACTGTGATTATCAATGGCATGGAGTTGTACCCACGTACTAACCGCCAGCCTAGATACTGGACATCGTTCAATGAGCAGACCATTGTGTTTGATAGCTATGATGCAGCGGAGAACCCATCTGGTGTTGAGGCGACAGACAGCACAATCCTTGCTACAATCTATCTAGACTTCACTGGCAGTGACAGCGAGACATGGGTAGCCCCTATCCCTGAACAGTTGTTCACACTATGGAAGCAAGAGTCAGTAGCCGAAGCATTCGTGCAACTGCGACAATCTGAAAACCCTAGAGCTGAACGCCGTTCCCGCCGCACTTACATTCAGCAAATCAAACGAGAGCCAGTCACTAACAAGGACGAAGGCAGTAAGGAAGTAAACTATGGACGCAAGTAACGAAGAAAGAGCACGTCGCCAGATGACCAAGAAGGCACATGAGACTTACATCGGTACTGACAGCACGGGTGCAGAGTATTGGCTAGTGCCATTCAGTGAAGCACGCATTGGTAATCGTCAGTTCGAGATTCGTAAGAGTAAGAAGCAAATCCCGAAGATGCTACAAGGTATGATTACCGACGCAGCGACAGCGGTCCGCTTATTCAACCAGCACATCAGCAATGAGAAAGCGAAGAAGAAACCTGCGGCTAAGGCGGCAGAGAAGTAAAAGTTACTTTCATCTAAACAGGGGCTACTAAGGTGGCCCTTTTTCTTTTAAGGACAGACTATGAAGATTTTCAAAGCCAATGTGGAATGGTTCGTGAACAACGGTGGCCCTGCTCTAGCGGTGGCACACCTTGATGAAGCCATGCCTGTGACGGCAGCTAAGGGAGAGTTCCGTGAGGTGGACTACAAGACCTACATGGAGCTGGAATTAACAGGGAGCTTACTCATTCTGGTGGCCTTGGATGATGATGAGAAGTTAGTGGGATATGTAGTGGGTACAGCTACCCCGTCTATCCACAACAAGGGCTTCTTTGAGTTTAACACCACTGCGTTTTATACTGTCCCTGAGCAGAGAGGCGCAGGTATCGGGCGAATGCTATTCGACGGATTGCAACAGGTGTGCTCTGATTGTGGCGTAAGTGAGATTAACTACGTCGTGAGTGAGGGACAGCCTATGACCCATGAGGTGGTCCAGAAATTAGGTCTAATCAAGACCGAGACTATCTATACATTGAAGGTAAACCATGAGTAAAGTAGTTCAAACAGTAGCAGGCGCAGCCATTGGGTTCTTTACGGGCGGTCCGGTTGGTGCAGTCGTTGGTGCAGTGGGGGCTTTTGCCTCGGCATCAGCGGCAGAGAAACGTGAGAAAGCTGCTAACCGTTCCATCGCTGAACAGCAGAAAGCCAATGCTATCAACAATGCTCAGCAAGCTATCAACCGACAGCGTCAGATTCGTCAGTCACTAGCTGAAGCCCGTGTTCGTAGAGCACAGATTGCAGCCCGTGCATTTGAAGGTGGACCAGCAGGTGCAGGCCAGAACATCACAGGCGATGCAGGCTCAGCCATTGGTAATGCACTAACCCAACAGGGTGCGGCATTTGGTATCACCACAGCACAGAATCGAGCAGCCTCGTTCAACCGTCAGGCTCAAAGCTCTAACAGCTTCGACACACTAGCAGGTATTGCTGTGATCGTGACTGGGAAAC